ATCCCTCAACTCCTGCGGATCGGAGATCGGCTTCGACTGCAGCGGATTGACCGCCTACGTTCTGTCCCAAGCCGGATTCGCGATCCCAGGGACCTCCGGTGATCAGCGATCCGGTGGAGTAGGCGTTCCCTTTGACCAGGGCCTGCCCGGCGACATCGTCGGGTTTCCCGGGCACGTCGCGGTCTACCTCGGAGTGATAGACGGGACCAAGTACATCGAAGAGGCCAGTGAGGTAGGTGTGCCCGTACACATCGTTGCCCTGACAAGAACGGACTACGATCCGGAACTACACCGCTACTGGGGAAGTGGGAGCGTTACCTGATGGCCGCAAGCACCCGCAAGGCTTATCTCGGAGAAGACATCCACTGGGTCTCCGGTCCCGCACTGGACGGATCACGCGGACCGGAGTGCCGCGCCGCGAAGGTGACCATGGTCTGTGACGACAAGTTCGTCATGCTGACCGTCTTCAACCCCACCGGCATCCTGTTCAAGGAATGCGCCTACGACGTCGACTACTCGAACTCGGATACCTGGCACTACGCACATTGATCTACCCTGTCAACATGGGAGCCGTCGCCAAGCGCCGCACCGGGACACCCGGAGACATCCAGGACGCCTGGCGCGTCATGGCAGCCGGTGCACCCAGGGTTGCCGAAGTCCTTGTGGAGATCGCGGAGGACGCCAGCGCTCCGGCCGGTGCCAGGGTTGCCGCCTCAACGGCAATTCTGGACCGGGTCGGTCTCGGGGCCAAGCAGGACATCCGCATCCAGGCCGTGCCCAGCGAGTTCGATGAGAACCTCACCCTGGAAACCGGCGGGATCACCCCGGCGGACATGGTGCGCAAGCGTCTGATGGAACTGGCCGTCGTCAGCCAGGAACGGGCTCGCGAAGAGGACGAGATCATCGACGCCGTACTAGTCGAAGAGGGTTAGACCTCCGGGGCGGCGTGCTGTCCCGGAGGATCGATCACCTGCACAGCCTGCTCCAGCTGATTGGTCTTGAGGTAGGCGATGATCGGAGATCCCAGCGCGGACAGCACCAGTCCTGCCAGTGCGATCCCCATCTTCCAGTTGGCGTCCAGATCCGGAAACGTCTGGGAGATACCGGCAATGATCGCGATCAGCGCGTTGTATATCCCGATGTAGAGCGCCTTGGATGCCGTCGTCGGAGGAGTGTCCGCCCCTTTCGGGAGAACGGTTCCGATGGCAAGAGGAACACCGGGCATCAGGACTCCTTGTCAGGCATCTACTACCAGGGACCGAATTTTACTGCGACGGTACGTTTGCACGGCGGCTCTGTAGAACTTCATGAGTTCGGTGTATCCGGTCGGGGACATCTCGTCGGGGAGAGCTTCCATCTGCTTGACGATCTCATCGAGTTCCTCGTCCTTGGCACCGGCAGCGACCAGCCCAACACAGATGGCGGTAGCCGGGATCGAGATTCGCATGCAGGTTGCCTCTATCATCTTGGGGAGTTACAGCCAGTGAGTATAGCTGTGACGGTCAACGAGAGGATGGCAGATGGCAGTCACTCAGGTCTATGGATGGCCGATCCCTGATCTTGGAAATGTCGCGGATGGACCGGACGGATTCGCAAAGATGGCAAACGCCATCGAAGCAACGGTCAGCAGCAAGGGATTCCTGAGCTACACCCCGGCATGGACGTCGGCAGGCTCTCTGCAGCCGTCGAATCCGATCAGCCGTCTCGGCCGGTACCGTGTGCTCAACGGTTGGTGCGATCTGATCATCCAGATTGGATTCGGACCGTCCACTAGCGGTGGGAAAGGTCCACTCCGGCTCAGCCTGCCAGTCCCGGCGGTAGCCGATCTGACCGAACAACTTCTGTTCGCCGCACTGTGGTGCCCCGGTGCCGGGTTGAAGTTCCTGGGAGTCGGACAGATCCTCACCCCCGGTTTCACCTTCGTCACACCTCTGCTCCCCATCGACACCACCCACAACAACGTCACCCCGTGGATGAGTGCACAAGACGGCAGCGGCGTCCCTGGAACCGGCTTCCCGGAGATCCCAGGATCTGCATCAGTGCAGCCTTCGGGCAACATCTACGTCCAGGGCCGGTATCTCATCGCATGATCACCGACCTGTCCTTGGAGCATCAGGTCGCCCTGCTGCCCAAGGAACAGCAGGACGCTGTCCTGACCGATCTGAACCTCGAACACCTGCCCTACGACTGGCAGTGGACCGGTCGGCCGAGCCAGATGTTCCCCATCGGGACCGAAACAGATCCGCAGCTGATCCTGGTCATGTCCGGGCGTGGATGGGGCAAAACTCTCGCGGGCTCCCAGTGGATCAGAGCACTAGATGACCAGTGGAGAGGACTGGGAAGGGACAGCAGCCATATGCGGTTCGCGCTCCTGGGAAGAACCGCTGCCGACGTCCGGGACGTCATGCTGGAAGGCCCTTCCGGGCTGCTGAACGTCTATCCGCCATCACTGCGGGATCAGGTTATCTGGACCCCGTCCCGGCGAAGGATCGAGCTTCCCAACGGGTCCGTGGGGATCATCTTCAGCGCGGAAGAGCCAGATCAGCTTCGTGGACCTCAGTTTCACTGTGGGTGGTCAGACGAAACAGCGAGTTACAAACAGATCCGGGCTGGCTCCGACAACGCTACAGCCTGGGAGAACCTTCGCATCGCGGTGCGTCTCGGTAATCACCCTCAGATCCTGGCCACCACCACTCCCAAGCGTGTCCCGCTGCTCAAGCAGATCTTGGAAGAGGCCAAACACGAGCCCGAGAAGATCCTGGTCCGGCGCGGGCGCACGCTGGACAACGTCAAGCTCTCGTCCGGCTACCTGGACACCCTGCTTGGGCTCTACGGCGGCACTCAGCTGGGCCGACAGGAACTCGAAGGGGAGATGCTCGATGACGTCGTCGGCGCGATGGTGTCCGAGACCGTCATCGATGCCTACCGCGTGGACGGGGTGCCGATCGGCGTCCCATGGATCAAGATCGTAGGGGTAGACCCCTCAGTCGCAGAGAAGCCACATGACGAGTGCGGCATCGTGGTTGTCTACATCTCCAACACCTGGCCGATCCTGCGCCGCCATGCCTTTGTTGTAGAGGACCTGTCCCTACGCGCAAGTCCCACCGTCTGGGGCGACATCGTTGTCAAGGCAGCGCATGAGCACGGGGCCATCGTCGTGGCCGAGACCAACCAGGGTGCTGCCTTGGTGAAGCAGATGGTGAAGCAGTCCGCCGCCGCTGCCAACCTGCAGAACCCATCGATCCGTGAGGTCTGGTCCTCCAAGAGCAAGGCTGTCCGATCGGAGCCGGTCAGCGGTGCCTATGCACGCGGCCGAGTGCACCATGTCAACGTGCTCGCAGAACTGGAGAGCCAGATTTCCTCGTGGGTCCCAGGAGAATCGGGGTATTCCCCGGACCGGATGGACGCTCTCGTGCATGCCTGCGCCGCCGGGCTCTTCCCTGAAGCATTAATCCACGGAGCCCCCGGGACAGCTACCTTCTACAGCGCCGCGAAAACACGGCTTCCATTGACCAGGCAGACGAATCTGCCCTCACGATAGGCAGATCATGACAACTCCACCACCGCAGGAAGAGGACGCCGGGAGTCTGCTTCCGGCATTGCTCACTGCCTACACCGGTTACCTCGCATGGCGAGCGGCGAACGGCCCTCTCCCCGGTGCATGGCGGGAAGTGGTGGACAAGCTGGGGCTGTCGATCCAACTCGGGGACCAACTGGCTCTGCTCGCAGCACGGGCACTGGCCAGGCAGCGATCTGAATACAAAGCCGCCGCCGACGAACTCTGGACCGCCCTCCCACAGGGAGTGCAGGCAGGAGTGGACTCCGGTCTGCAGACCGTCGCGGAAGCGCTGATCTGGACCGATCATCATGAATCTCTGGACACCAAGGATGTGGAAGAGGGGATTATCCCTACGCTGGAGAATCCTCCGGAAGAACTCGCATTGATCGTGGCACAGGCTGTTTCCGGAGCCTCCCAGACAGCCACTGCCGAGGCAGCCGGGTGGAAATGGAAGACCTGGATGACTGCCGGAGATGCAGAAGTCCGGCCGACGCACCAAGCGCTGAAAGGCGAGAAGATTCCGCTCACGGCGGCTTTCCACACCGAGGACGGGGACACATTGCGATACCCCGGAGATCCGCTCGCCAGTATCGGAAACCGAATCGGGTGCCGCTGCACGCTTCACATCAGTCGTTGATGGTTCATGGCATACTCGCGCTGTGCAGTTGCTACGGCGAGTTCGCTGGCTACCGGTGCTGGTATTCACCCTCAACGGGGCTGCACTGATATGGGCCGTCATTCAGCCGGAACGCTGGACCACCAGCCTGGTGATGGTGCTCATCGCACTCTGCCTAGCCGTCCTCGAAGGAGTGCAGGTTGTCCAATCCTCTCGTTCTCGTCCTGTCAACACAACGATTGACACAACTGGTCGTAGAAGATGAAATCACCCGTCCTCTGCGTGTTGCCGTCGAGAAATGGGCAGCCGGATACCCCGAGAACAGCCTTCGGGAACGTGTGGACTTCGCCGTCAACTGTGGCGCATGTGCAAGTGTCTGGACAGCGGCTGCCGTGCTCATTGCTGACCAGTTTCCTGCCGGTCGCGTCCTACTACGCATACTGGCAGCAAGCGCAGCTGCCCTCGGAGTGAAAGCAGTTCTGGACAAACTGGAGGCATAGTGGACCCCATCTACACCGCAGGTGACACCGTCCAGTTGTTCTGCGACATCTTCCCCGGGTTCGTGCATCCCGAACCGGCTGGCGTGCCGGAATCCGGCATCCGCAAGCGGGTCGTCGTCACCGAAAGAGCCCTGACGATCGGCTGGGCAATCGGCGGATCACTGCACCGGATCGACATTCCGATGACCGAGGAACAGACCGCCAACGCCACCTTCCGAGGCGGAACGGTCGGGGACTACACCATCGGCCGGGACCACGGTTGTGGCTCCTGCGGTGCAGGGATGATCCGCAACTGGAAGCCATGGCCCGGCCTGATTCTCCGGCAGAATCCCCGCCAAGAAGCTGCGCGACTCGGTGTGGCAAAAGATGCGACCTACGGATTACCATCGGCCAGATACACACGCTCTCGCTCGTAAGGGTTACTCCCAGCTACCCTGAGCGCCATGGGTCTGTTCCTGAACGATGAAGTCGCCCCGAAGCCGGTAAACCGTGCCCGGAGTGCGGCGTACGGACAGCACCGTGCAATCACCGCTTCAGCAGAACGCATCGACCTTTCCAAGCTCTCCCCAAGCCAGATCAATCGAACCTGGAGCGAGTGGCAACGCTCCGCCTGGACCGGATACCGGCGAGTCGGAGAGATCCACTACGGATTCAGCCTGCTGGCCAACCTGCTCTCCCGTGTCCGGCTCTATGCCGCCGTCGTCGGAGAAGCCAACGAGAGTCCCAAGGACGTCACCGGGGATCAGACCAAGGACATTGCACCGGGACTGGCGGATGCCGCTGCATCTGCCATGTCGGATCTCACTGCTGAAGACTTCGCCAGTTTCGTCCGGAAATTCAGCCTGAACCTGTCCGTCCCCGGCGAGTGTTACCTCGTGCACATGCCGGATATAGACAACCCTGCCAAGAAGACATGGATGGTGTGCTCCACCTCAGAGGTGGAGGTCCGCTCCGGCGGTGCACTGTACAAACCGATGCGGGGAGAAGCGCAGCGCACCCTGCCGAAGGACACCTTCATCGCCCGGATGTGGCGACAGGATCCGGAACATTCCAAGGAGGCCGATTCCTCCATGGTGGGAGTGGCCGACGCCGTAGAAGAACTGCTGCTGTGTCAGCGGCTCACACGCGGCGCGGCCCGGTCACGGATGAACGCAGGCATCCTGTTCCTGCCGGACGGGTTGTCCGTCGCCCGGACATCACCCACTGAAGAGCCGGTGCTGGAAGAGCCCGAGGACTCCGTTTCCGGGCTCGCGGCCATGTCCCAGCAGGACCCCGGGAACGACCTGGCCGCACAGCTGATGGAAACGATGATCACCCCCATCGGGGATGAGGGCAGCGCCGCCTCCGTCGTCCCGATGATGCTGATCGGAGCCACCGACCAGGGTGCAGCCATCCGGCATGTCTCCTTCGAGCGGGCCACCGACGAGTGGCTGGTCAAGCGGGCGGAGACCGCGCTCGATCGGATCCTGCAGGGCATCGACATCCCCAAGGAACTGGTCACCGGCCTGCAGGCGGTGAAGTACTCCAACGCCGTCGTGATCGATGAGAACCTCTACAAGGCCAACATCGAACCGCTGGCCCTGGTACTGGCAGACAGCCTCACCGCTGTCTACCTCCGGCCGGTTCTCAAGTCCAAGGGGTTCACCGACGAACAGCTTCGCGACATCGTCATTTGGTATGACCCCAGCGAGATCGTCACCCGCCCCAACTCAGCGGCCAGCGCCACCGAAGGTGTGGACCGGTTCGTGCTCAGCCCCAAGGCGTGGCGGAGGGAGAACGGCTACCCCGAATCCGACGCGCCGACGTCGGAGGACATGGGGACGTTGCTACTGAACAAGCTGGTGTCCCTGCCGGATCCGGTGCTGATCTCCATCCTGCAGAAGGTGCTCAAAGGGTTTGTCACCGTGGACGATCTGCAACCGGCGCAACCGCAGCAACCGCCGGGCAGCAACGGCAATGTTGTCCCGTTCCAGCAGAGCAACGGTCCCGGCGGCGGGCCGCGAGTGACGGCTGAACCTCCCAGTACACCGGCTGATCCCCAACGAACGGCGGTGCAACAGGTGGGACTCAAGTAGATGCCCAACACCAGTGCTCTGTTCGTGGCCACCCCGGCTGCGGGAGAGCTTGACGTCGAGGATGCCCACATCACCTTGACGTATTTCGGTGAGGCTGAATCTTTAGATTCAGCCTTGACGGACGAGCTTCGACAGGTCCTATCAGACCTGGCGAACAACATCGGACCGTTTACTGCAGACGTTGCCGGAACGGCTGTTCTCGGGGCGGACAAAGCCACCGTCCTGCTCATCGAATCCGCTGAACTCGTGATGATCTACCAGCTGCTGCTGGAGTTCGATTCCGTCCGGGAAGCACAGCAGAACGCCGAGAAGCAGTTCCCGTGGTGGATCCCGCACGCCACCACCGGATATGACAGCGCGCTGCCCGAGAAGGTGCCAACAGAGCTACGAATCGATTCCCTGGGGTTCTGGATCGCAGGTGATCAGGAGTCCTATCCGCTGCAAACTCCTGCCCCGGAGTCTGCAGTGGACTTGACGGCTGCCCTCAGCGTCCCGCAGATTCTGTGTGAACAAGATCTTGCTCAGGGGATCAGAGCAGCCACTTTGATCCCTGGTGCTCGTTGGTACGTTGCCAAGAGGGCAGTAGCCCTAGGGGCAGCGGATCGCATTCCACAGCAATGGAGCCTGGCATGACGTTGACCATGAACGGGCACGACCGCACCTATCAGCCCCCACGGTCCTTGCGCCGGGCAGCAGTGGAGACCCCCGAACCGGACTACCTCACTAGCCGAATCGCGTCCGGACGGTGTGAAGCCTGGGACCTTCTTCAACTCCAGTCGCGTGAAGACGCCGGTCCCTGGGCAACTTCCACAGTGGACAGCCTGATCGCGTCCATCGATGAGGAGGCCACCGATGCCCTCGACTGCACCGACTGTGAAGACACCGGATTTTACGGTCTTCCTGCTTCCGGCAATGTGGATCTGTTGGACGGCCTGCTTCGCAGAGTCGGTGATGGTGAGTATGAGTCCCTGCAGGCAGACGGCATCTGGGCCCCGTGGGAAGGCGAAACCGCCGACCAGGCAGAGGTCCTGAGCTTTGATCTCGCTGCTGACCTTGCTGCTGCGATCACTGCTGGTGCGAGCGGTCTGCTACGCAAGTACTGCTGGCCGGTGGCGTTCCTTCCACCTGCAGGGGTTGTAGCAGCTGGTCCTCTCGTGGACCTTATAGGTCTCGAAGCTGCCGCTACCCCTCACGGCGAATGGGTGAACTTCGCGGTCGTTGACGATGATGATCCTGGTGCCGTGATGCTCGTGGTCCGGGCCAGCGCCGGAGATGACCTGCAGGTCTGGCAGGACGGTGCCTGGACACCCTGGGCTCTGCTGGAATCCGATCTGCAGGCTGTCCCGATCTCCGAGGAGACCTGTCAGGGACTGGTGGCGGACGCTCCTCTGACGGTGTCTCCGGATCCCCGTGCCGAGAAGCTCCGCCGGTACTGGTCCACCGGGAAGGGTGCAGCCAAGATCCGATGGATGACTCCTGGGGATTGGGGTCGTTGTTACCGACACCTGAAGAAGTACATGGGGCTGCGTGCCAAGGGCTACTGCCAGAACCTCCATAAGAGGAACGACCATGTCTGGACCGGGTCTCGCCTGAACCCAGGAGGTAACGGCAGGCGTGGTCGTGGCCGTTTACTGTCTAGT